CCCGTACCTTCAGACGCAGGCTGCATGTAAACCAGCGTGGCTCCGTGACGGCCCTTGTTGGCATATTGCAGCGTGTCGTTGCCCCGCTGAGCTTTCTTATCCTGCGATGCTCTCACTTCCCCCATGGACAATGGTATTCCTTTACCAACCGCATCCTGGGGTACTAGGAGGTGTACGAACTCGTTTGCGTAGCCGCGATATTTGGGAGGAAAACGCTTATGGTTAGCGACCTTTTCCAACCTCCCTTCAATGCATGACTTATCAGCATTGTAACCCTTGCTCGCGAACAAGGCTGGTTGCGAGGTCAATGGCGTTGTTGTGACCTGCCCAGGCATTCCAGCATCCTCAGTCGCCAGCCCGCCGCGTAAGGGTAGGGCTTGAAACGTTGTCGGAAAGGATCCAGTCTTAACTACATTTGCACGCGCAATAACTTCCTCACTGAAGCAGTGGAAAAGTATCGGTGCATCCTGAATGTAGTTTTCATGTTTGGCTTCCTTTAACATACGCTCGACGTCGGACACGAATGGCGCGCTGTCCTTGCATTGCAATCGTGTTCGTATAGCTTCGTAAAGCTTTCCGGTTACTGACACTGAGTATTTACTGCCAATCCTGCTAACAGATAAGCGGTCGTCAATTGGTTCCCAAAGCACATTGAAGTTGTTCTGTGCTACAGATTTCCGTTTAAGGAACTTTTCGGGCCAATCAAACCAGAGGACCAACCACAACGGGTCTGTTATTTTGGCTTTGGGCAACAACCATATAAGACGATGTTGGTCGTCACCCTTGATCTTGCGCTGCTCAATGTCGTAAACCAGGAGGTTACCGTCCAAGTCAATGGCCGTTACGGTATCCCCCTTGTAGTCCCAGAGGCGATGTTTATAGCTGCCACCGCCGGCGACGTCATATATTAATTCATCACCTTCGAATCGGTAGCTGTATTCACCTGAGCTGTAGTTCAAACTTTCGGGCACAAGGCTGTACATGCATATAGGTTTAAACAATCGCAACCATCGCGGCATATCAGCATAGTAATCGACATCAGTCATCACTATAGCAGAATTCTCGCTAACAGGGTCGTTCTTGTAATGCATGCCAAAATCCTTGGAACAATAGAAAAATCTATTTTTATCCCCAATGTCACGCTTGGAGCATGAAACATTGTACGGTTCGAAACCAGCCTTCCTGACACACTCATTTAAGTAGGCGTTGGAGGATGATCGGAACTCTGCCGAACGCGGATGAGAGTGTATGGCGTTACAGGGGAAGATATTAATCGAGTCACCTGCCGGAACTAACGTTGGCCGTAAATCGTCTTTACGGGTTACACTTTCCTCGATGATAGCTGAAAGTTGGTTGATCGAGGGCGGGAAGTAACCTCCGTATGAAATGATTCGATAACGCAATAAAGCATAAGCGAACCTTAAAGTGTTGCACGTATACCTTACTAGGACGTTACGGTCTTGGCTTTCCTCGACCGGCACGAACTCATAAGTACAATTAAAATGGTTATATAATCTAGCGTAGACTTGAAGAGCCTTACCAGACACGTACACACACCCAGCCACGGCGATGACAGTCTTTGGTCTGCTGAGAAATGCACCAGCAACTGTCCGCGCCGCGGCTGTGCCCACACGTCCTACAACGGTAGCGGCAGCGCAGGTTGCGCTTCCAACCACCATCAGGGGCGAGCTTAAATCTGACACTACGTTCTTAATCATATTGGATACAATTGTGTC